AAGAGTCGAAAGATTCGACTTCTTCAGAACAAGATCAAGAAGAAGCTAGAGAAGATCTATCTTCGAAGGAAGATCAATACGTTCAGGAAAATATCGAACAAATAGAGCTAACCCCTGAAATAGAAGCTCTTCTAAAGTATCAGAAAGAGACAGGGAGAAGCTTGGGTGATTATTTAGAACTTAGCAAGGACTATAAGTCTATGGAAGAAAATGAGCTGCTAAGGAACTATTTAAAACAAACTAAGCCACATTACGATGACGATGACATCAGCTATTATATAGAGAGCAGTTTTGCCTCTACTGAAGATGATAGTGAATCTGAATCACGTTCTAAGAAGCTCAAATTTAAAGAAGAACTGTATAATGCTAGAGAGTATTTTGAAACTCAAAAGGAAAAATACTATGAGCCACTTGAGTCAAGTTCGGCTGATGTTCCAAAAGAGTATCAAGAAGCCTTTAGTTTTTATAGTGATTATACGAAGAACCTTGAAAAGCAAGATTTAGAAGTTAAAAAAAGAGGAGAGTTCTTTAAAAATGAAACCGATAAGTTTTTTGGTCAAGTCGAAAGTTTCGAATTTGATCTGGGAGATAAAAAAGCTTCCTATAAACTTAATGACAAGGATTCATTGAAGAAGCAAACTTCTGACATTAATGGATTTGTTAATCGTTTTGTCGACAAAAATGGTTTAATAAAGGATCCTGCTGGTTATCATCGTTCAATGGCAATGGCAAACAATCCAGACGCTTTCGCTAAACATTTCTATGAGATGGGAAAAGCAGAAGCAGTTGGTGATTTGGTTAAAGATACCAAGAACATCGACATGAGTGTAAAACAAAATGTTGGAAGCTCAGAGGATGGAAAGGTTAAGTTCAGAGCCGTTAGTGATGATGGAGGTTCTAAATTAAGAATTAAAAAAAGATAAAAACAACCTTAAAATTTTAAAAAATGGCTGTAACAATGAATCCAACTCCTGCTGGAGTTGCTATAACACCTGCTCCTTCAAAGGCAGTGTTATCAACAAACTATATCACAGATTTTGATTTCTTGAATCAATATCTTCCTGATTTATATGAAAAAGAATTTGAGCGTTATGGAAATCGTTCTATCGCTTCTTTCTTACGTTTAGTAGGTGCTGAAGTGCCTTCAAATTCTGATTTGATCAAATGGTCTGAGCAAGGACGTTTACACGTTATCGTGAAAGCTGCTACTCGTTCAGGAGAAACTATCAGCGCAACTGCACATAGCTTTAGAGTTAACCAAACAGTTATTGTTTCTGACGGAACAAATACTGCAAAAGCTCTTATTACTGGTGCTACTGCAAATGATATTACTGTAGCTGCTTACGGTGGTGCTACTTTGACTGCTGCTGGATTAACTGGTACAACTGGTTTAACAGTATATGTGTATGGTTCTGAATTTAAAAAAGGAACAAACGGAATGTCTGGCTCACTAGAAGCTAACTCTGACATCTTTGAGAATAGCCCAATTATTATCAAAGACAAGTATGAAGTAGCTGGTTCTGACATGGCTCAAATCGGATGGATTGAAGTAACTACTGAAAACGGAGCTACTGGATATCTATGGTATTTGAAGTCTGAGCACGAAACTCGTTTACGTTTCGAGGATTACTTAGAAACTTCTATGGTTGAAGGAGAGCTTGCTGCTTCTGGATCTGCTGCTAGTACAGCTGGATACAAAGGTACTGAAGGTCTTTTCTCTGCTATTGAATCTCGTGGTAATATCGCTTCAGGATCTATTGCAGACAAAACAGACGTAGAGTCTATTGTAAAAGTTCTTGACAAACAAGGAGCTATTCAAGAGAACGTAATGTTCGTTAACAGAGCTAAATCTTTCGAGATTGACAACATGTTAGCTGGATTGAACACTTACGGAACTGCTGGAGCTGCTTCGTTTGGTTTATTCGATAATGACAAAGACATGGCTCTTGAGCTTGGATTCTCTGGATTTAATATTGGATATGACTTTTACAAGTCTGATTGGAAATACTTAAACGATGCTACTACTCGTGGAGCTATCGAAGATATCGATGGTGTAATTGTGCCAGCAGGTACAACTACTATCTATGACCAAGTGCTAGGGAAAAACGCAAAGCGTCCTTTCTTACACGTTCGTTATAGAAAATCTGAAGCAGAGGACAGAAAGTACAAAACTTGGACTTTAGGTTCTGCTGGAGGAGCTAGCACTAGCGATCTTGATGCAATGCAAGTACACTTCTTAAGTGAGCGTGCACTATGTGTTATGGGAGCTAATAACTTCGTATTATTGAAGTAATATTAATTAAGGGGGGAGCTTATTTAAGGTTCCCTCCTTTTTTTCAATTAAATTAAATTTAAATAAAATATAATGGCAACTACAAAAAAAGCGGCAACCACCGCAAAAGATTCTTGGGTCGTAAAAGAAAGACGATATGTTCTTCTTGGCAATAAAAGTCCAATTACTTATTTGTTACGATCTTCACATCACCAAAACAAACCACTACAATATTTTGACGGAGAGAATTATAGACCTCTTCGATATGCTTCAAACTCAATGACTCCATTTATGGATGAGCAGGATGGATATGTTATTTCTTCTGCAATTGAATTTGAAAACGGGGACCTTGTTGTTCCTGCTAACAACACCAATCTGCAGAAGTTTTTAAGCCTGTATCATCCTGATGTAAATAAAGTTTACGAGGAATGGGATCCGCACAGAGATGCTCAGGAAGAGCTTGATATGGAGGAGTTTATTCTAGACGCTCAAATTACTGCTAGAGAAATGCCTATAGAGGAGCTAGAGGCTATAGCTAGGATCATTTTTAGATCAGATGTAGCTAAAATGACATCTTCTGAAATTAAAAGAGACATGATTCTTTACGCTCGATCTAATCCTAAAGAGTTCTTGGATTATGCTAATGATCCAGACATTAAGCTTAGAAATTTAGCTATAAGAGCTGTTGATCATGGATTATTACTCATTCAAGACGACAACAGAACGATAGTTTGGAATGATAAGTCAGCCCAAAAGGTCTTGACCGTTAAGTTTGGAGACAATCCAATTGCAGCTTTGTCTTCTTATTTTAAGACAGACGAAGGCATGGACCTGATGGAGGCTATTGTCAAAAAGCTATAGTAAAATTACTACACTTTGAAAGATCCCCTCCCGAAAAGAGGGGTTTCTTTTTTTTGTAAATTTGTATAAAAATAAGAGATGATTAATAGCATCAGAAATACTGTTCTATCTATCATAGATAAAGACAATAGTGGATACATATCCCCTAGCGAATTTAATCTGTTTGCCAAAGCAGCTCAACTAGAGATCTATCAGGAATATTTTGATAACTACAGAAAGGCTATAGCTAATAAAAACAACAGAAAAGGTTCCAGAGGGGCTGCGGATGAGGTAAAAGACATTTCGCACAAGCTTGATATTTTTACCAAAAAGGGAAATTTAGAAGCTGGTGAAGACTATACTTTTACTTTACCTAGCGATATGTATATTCTTAACACCATTACTGTAACCACAGATTCTCTTGATGACATCGTTGAAGAAGTTGATAAGACTGAGTTTTTTTATTTGAAGCAAGCTAATTTAGCCTCACCTTCAGAAAAATACAGAGTATATACTAGGTATGGTAATGAAATAGATGTTTTTCCTGTACCAACAGCTGCTCAGGCAATATACTACAGAGTCCCTTTAACACCTAAATGGACTTATTTATCTACTCCTGGGGGCGATCCTATACACAACCCAAGTGCAAGTGATTTCCAAGACTTTGAATTACACCCAGAAGAAGAGACTCAACTTATTGTTAAAATATTAAGGTATGCTGGAGTTACTATCAGAGCCGAAGATGTAGTTAGCGTTGCTGAAGGACAGGACAATAAGGAATACGAAAAAGAAAACTTAACCTAGATAGATGAGCGCACAAGATTATTATAACGACCCCACTCAATCTGGAAACTACCAGTATGTTCTTTTGAAAGACATAATCAATAATTTTATGTTGATGAATGTTGGTGACGATAAAGTGATTAACGACATTCCTAGATATCAGGTTATTCATTATGCTAAGAGAGCCATACAGGAGCTTAATTATGATGCGCTAAAGGAAGTCAAGAAAATTGAAATAGAGCTAGCAGAGACGCTTAAAATAACTATGCCTGCTGACTATGTTCAGGCAGTTAGGATTTCTTGGGTTGATGAAGACGGAAGATTACATCCAATGGTTGTAAATAGAACCAATGCTATTGCAGAGGCTTATCTACAAGCTCAAGACGGTAATTTCTTGTTTGATGCGGATGGAGAACTACAACAAGCTGAAAGCCTTGCTGAGACCAGGTCCAACGTAAATACACAAAAATCTATAGACTACGATTCTTTAGAGGCTGAACATACTGGAGGTCGATTTGGAATGAGTACAGCTGATTCAAATAAGAACGGAAGTTTTATTATAGACAAACAAGCGGGTCAAATAAAATTCAGCTCTCACCTTAGTGATGGGGATATTGTAGTTTTAGAGTATATTTCAGACGGTCTATCATCTGGATCTGACGACACTTTAAGGGTTAATAAGCTTGCTGAAGACTACATATATAGCTATCTTCAGTCTGAAATTGTAAATAGAAAATTTGGGGTACAAGAATATATTGTTAGACGAGCAAAAAAAGAAGCTTCTGCTAAACTTCGAAACGCTAAGATTAGGTTAATGAATGTTAATTTTGACGACTTAGTGCAAAGTTTGAAGGGTAAAGACAAGTGGATTAAATAATGAAGTTAAAAAATACATTTCTTTCAGGCAGAATGAATAAGGACGCAGACGAGCGTCTTTTGAAAAAGGATGAATATACTCATGCCGAAAACGTCACTGTATCTAGTATTGTGGACGCTGACACTGGTGTTCTTAAAAATGCAAAATCAAATGCTCTAGCTGGGCAGTCAATTACTTTTGAGGGAGGAAGCCCAGAGACTGTTGGAGCAGTAGCAGATGACGCTAACAATAAAATGTATTGGTTTGTAGCGACCACAACAGCTTCTTATATCTGTGAGTACGACCACTCTTTAGGAACTTCATCGATATTGCTTTCTGACACTAGATTGGCTCCAGACAATGTATTAAACTTCCAGAAGAACAAAAAAATACACAGTGCAAACATATTAAATGATACTGATCAAAATAGGGTTTATTTATTTTGGACAGACGGTCATAATCCTCCAAGAAAAATAAACATAGACAGGGCTAGGTCCTGGAATGTAAATGGTTTTTCTGATGAGGACATTAGTGTTATTGTCAAACCGCCTTTATTTCAGCCAGAAGTAGAGTTGGTAAAATCTGGGAATATTGACGAAAGTTTTATTAGGGATAAATTCATACAATTTGCCACTAGATACAAATATTTAGATGGAGAAATTAGTGCTCTTAGTCCATTTAGTGAGTATGCTTTTCAAGCTAAGTTGTTTTTTTACGACTATGAGGAGGCTACAAATGAGTCTATGCAGAATGAATTTAATCAGGCTAATGTATCTTTTAAAACAGGAGGTCCAAACGTTGCGTCTGTAGAGCTGATCTTTAGAGAATCGGAGTCTACTACGTTATACGTTGTTGAGACTTTTGACAAAGAAAACCTGAGTATTGAAGACAATATTACTTACGTTTTTCCGTTTAAGAATAGTAAAGTATATACGATTTTACCTTCAGACGAGATGAGCAGGCTATATGACGCTGTTCCTTTGAAGGCACAAACTCAAGAGCTTATAGGCAATCGACTGGTTTACGGTAACTATACCGAAAACTATAACATGGTTGATTATAACAATAATGTTATAAATTTTAATTTCACATTAAACAAGATATCATATCCAGTTCAGCCAGGAGATCCATCAAGGACAGTTAAGAGTAACAGGAGTTACGAGGCTGGTATAGTTTATCTAGACGAATACGGTAGAATGTCTACTGTTATGACTTGTGAAAACAACAGTGTTTTTGTTCCTGTAAGCGATTGCGTTAACAGAAACACACTACAGCTAGTTATAGACAATGTAGCTCCCAAGTGGGCTAAATATTACAGGTTGTTTATAAAAGAAAATAAGACTCAGTATGACACTATAACTCCTATTATATTTCATAAAGACAATGAATTTGTTTGGGTTAAGGTAGAGAAATCTGATGTAGATAAATTTAAAGAAGGAGACTTTCTTGTAGTTAAATCAGACACATCTGGAATTAAAAACAGCTACATAGAAACTAAAGTACTCGAGTATGGTCAAAAAGAAAGAAACTTCTTGGATTCTGCTGGAGACGCTGCTGCTGGTGAAATACTTCAAGAAGAAGGCACTTACATAAAATTAAAGCCTACAAAGTATAATATAAATGACAACGGCTATACTAAAAAGTCAAGCCAGAATCATGATGACACAAAAGATCGTTCTGGAGGAGATGTGCCTAGATTATCTGGACAATCACTAAACGCTTTCGAAGGGCCATACTATTATGCCGTAACAGAAGGGCAGAAGGATGATATGACTATAAGTGGTACTCCTTCTGGAAATTTTGATCAAAGATTTGAAATTGTTATTGATGGAGTTACTGGAACTGACACATTTAAATGGAGATCGGTAAGCGAAGAAGGAACTGAAGATTGGGTTGAGAATGTTTCTACGTCTGGAACTCAATCGTTATCTGATGGATTATCCATTAGCTTTGGAGCCTCTACAGGTCACTTCTTAGGTGAGAAATGGAGCGTTTTAGCTAGAAAGCCGATCACTTATAATGAGAACACTAGATGTCAAGCTATACTAGAAGGTTTTGAGGGAGTTGAAGAAGTTGGACCAGGTAGTAGTATTAGATTGTTTTATACAGAATATAAAGGAGCTACATCGACTACATTTTCAGCGACATATACTGCTAGCAGGTACTATCCCAACATAGAGGAGTGGTGGCACGAGCAGATGAAGGAGGAGATGACTAAGGATATTCCTGAAGGTCGAATTAGATGGAGAAGAGGTGTTTCAACAGACGATAATGGGAAACGGACCAGGGTTCTGGCGATAAACAATAACGTTAGCGATCCTATTCACTTAATTATAGAGTCTGAATTATATCAAACTGGAAGCGTCAATTTAAGTCTTTTTGGACTAACAGTGGTAGACACTGAATTAGGCAAAAATATAAACTCTGAAGCATCATGGAATATAGTTTTAAAGGATAGAGACGACTCTCTTCTTGTATTAGAAACTAAGCCAAAGGTAAGTAATAACGATATTTTTTATGAGATAGGAGAAACATATGCTGTTTCCGATCAAGGATATCACCTAGGCTCGATTGATGATAGTGATCAAGATTCAGAGCAATCAGCTCTCATTACATTGGATTTTTTCAATGCATTTACCTGGGGGAACGCAATAGAAAGTTACAAATACAAGGATGCCTTTAATGCTCCAGAACTACTACATAACGCAAGGCCCTTAACAAACTATTCTGGATACGCAGAAAATAATAGAATTAGCTCATTAACCTATGGAGGTGTATACGAGCAAACAACAAACTTTAATGGATTAAATGAATTCAACCTGACTTTAGGAGGATTTATGGATCTAGACGATAAATATGGTTCTTTACAGAAGATAGTTTCTAGAGACCAAGACTTAATTGTTATTCAAGAAAATAAAACCAGTAAGGTTATGTACGGTAAATCCGTGCTTTACAATGCCGATGGATCTGGAAATGTGTCATCGACAAATGATGTCTTAGGGTCTCAAGTTCCTTTTGTTGGAGAATATGGAATGTCAACATCACCAGAGTCTTTTGCAAAATGGTATAATGATTTGTTTTGGACTGATGACAAGAGAGGTATTGTATTAAAATTAGACTCAAACGGCTTAGATGAAGTTTCTAAGTACGGAATGAAAGATTGGTTCCGAACAAACATAGGGACAGCTGATCATCATAAGATTGTGGGAGGCTATGACCCATACAATGATTTGTATGTCATTAGTGTTCAGGATCCAGTAATAGAATGGAAGGAAGATGATTATAATTGCGGAGAAGGCTCTATTGAATGGAAGATTGGTAAATATTATTGTGAGCAAGTTCAAACACCTGTACCAGCTCCTATAGTTGTACCAGTTCCTGTACCAGCTCCTGTACCAGTTCCTGTACCAGTTCCTGTACCTGTACCTGTACCTGTACCTGTACCAGCTCCTGTGACAATACCAACCCCACCTGTTCCTACGCCATCACCTGTAGCCCCACCACCTACAGCGCCACCACCTGTAGTGCAACCACCAACAGTAACACCAGTGGCACCTCCAGTAGCACCACCTGTAGCGCCTCCTGTTGCAACTCCTTATATTGATTTATTAGGGCCAAATAGCGCAACTACTGGATCTACTATTTCCTTGACTGGTGAAGACTATGAATTTACTGGTTCTACATGGGCTTGGACTGGAGGAGCAGCAGCGGGATTAACTAGCAAGACTGTTAGTGTCTCTGAATCAACCGACGGAAATGTAGTTTACGGTGTAACTGTAGACGGAACATATCAAGATTATCTAGGAGTGAACTGGTCTACACCACCAACAGTACCACCAGTAGCTCCTCCAACAGCACCACCACCAACCGTGGCTTCTTTTACTATTTACGCTAACACAAGTAGCAATACTAATCCACTTCAAGGATGGTCTAGCTCAAGTGTTGCTTGCGCAGCAACAGGAGCACCAGTTACCGTTTATAATTCTTATGGAGATACAAGTGTTGCTGCGAGTTACAATAATGGACATGCGTTATATCTAGATTCTGGATTAACAACGTTATATAACGGTGGAAACACATATTTTAAAGATCAGTACGGAAGTAATGGAAACTCTTTTCAAGTAGGAACTAGCGGGTTTGTATTTACATTCAGTTCTTGTTCAACAGCACCAACAACACCGCCAGTAGCACCGCCAGTAGCACCGCCAGTGGCGCCACCAACATCTAGTGCAACATGTTATGAGTTTACAGTAGGTAACGATGGCGACCCATTAGACGATGACTCTTACACTTATTTAAGGTGTGATGGACAAACGGTTTCTACTAATATTTCATTTGGGCAAACAACAACGGTATGTGGCCAATCTTTTTCACATATAGGAGCTTCATTAACAGTGACGAACACGTTAGTTGCTTGTAGTAGTGGCACTCCACCTACAGCTCCACCACCAACAGCACCACCAACGGCACCACCACCTACAGCACCTGCGCCTGCACCAGCACCATCATCAGTATATGTAGGAGATGGAACTTGTTATCAATACAGAGCACTACCTGGTTCTGGAGGATCTGCTGTAACTTATACGCTACACAGATGTAGTGACGGACTTCCTTATGATACTGTTGTTCAATCACCTGTTCAATATGTTATTGTTTGTGGAAGAGAAACAAGTGCGAGTGATGTATCCTACACCTCTGGAGGTTCCATATCTCTTGATGATTTTGGAAATTCAAATGGTGATTACACTTGTGGCAGTTATACAACACCACCACCAACAGCACCAGCACCAGCACCAACAGCACCAACACCTGTGCCAACAGCACCAACGCCTGTGCCAACACCTGTGCCAGTGCCAGTACCTGCACCAGCACCAGCACCAACAGCGCCAACGCCTGCGCCAGCACCGACAGCACCTTCTCCAGTGTATACACCACCTACAGCGCCTTCACCAGTGTATACGCCATCACCAACAGCGCCTTCACCAGTGTATACGCCACCAACAGCACCACCAGTAGCTGCACCACCGACAGCACCACCACCAGTGTATACTACAACACAGGCCCCAACACCTATTCCTGTACCTGTACCTGTGCCGTCACCAGTAGCGCCACCACCAATATCTATCACTTATGATTGTATTGGAAGTACATGTGTAGAAATAACAGATGGAAGTGGAACTTACAGAAACTTATCGCTATGCCAGAGTAATTGTGGAGGCGGAGGCAACGAATTATAATCTTTTTTTGTAATTTAGTTGCAAAGCATGTTTTATGAAGTATATTAGTTGTCAGCCAGAAATAAACTATTTTTCTTGGCAACTCGATGTTATGCTGTTTAGTTTTGAAAAGAACGGCATAGATTTAAGTCAAGTTCATATATTAGCATCAAATGAATCGGGAAAATCAAATGAAGTTGGTTGTTTTGAGTATTTAAAAACAAAGTACAAGGGCGTGCAGTTGTTTCGATATGAAGACGATCGACCAGATAAAAGCTATATTCCTAGCATAAAACACCATTTATTATACAAGCACTATGAAAAATATCCTAACCTCAAACATGAAGCCGTTTTTTTTCATGATTCTGATATCGTTTTTACTAAAAATCCTGAGCTAGAAAAATATGAAGATGGAGATGTTTGGTATTTGAGCGATACTGTTAGCTATATGGGTTATGATTACATAATGACTAAAGGACAAGACACTTTAGAAACCATGCTTATGACAGCTGGCATCGAAGAAGATCTAGTGAAAAAAAATCAAAAAAATTCAGGAGGTGCACAATACATCTTGAAAAACGTAGACGCTGATTTCTGGAAAGAGTGTAGAGACATGGGGGTTAATTTGTATAAAATGACCAACGTGTACGAAAATAATAAGAAAAAACTAGATAAAAACTACCACAAACTACAGGTCTGGACGGCAGAAATGTGGGCTACTATTTGGAATGCATGGAAACATGGAATAGAAACTAAGGTAGATGAAGGACTAGACTTTTGTTGGCCAACAGATCTAGCAGATAAATGGGATAAGTGTTCTATATTTCATAATGCTGGAGTCACAAACTCTTCTAGCGGGATGTTTTATAAGGGAGAATATATAAATAAGTCTCCGTTTGGGTCAAATTTAAATCTAGATAAAAAGAAGGCTTCCTATATGTATTATGAAACACTTAAAGAAGCGAGTCTTAAAAATCATTAAATTTGCATAAAGTAAAAAAGAATGGCGAATTCAGGCGTTGTCGTTGTAACGGAATTGAGAAAATTTGTAAATGGAGTGGATACTGGTCAGACGAAACCAAATGTAGTTGGTGATCCTGATTATGTAGCCCCTTATCTCGGTATACAAACTTGTTTGCCAAATACAGACCCAGTTACAACCACTACTAGTACGTCAACTACCACCACAACAACAGGCGTTAGCTTGAATCCGTTTTCGCTTTCTAATTACACTTTTAACTCCACTATAGAGGCGTGTAATCATACTGACGATCCAAATGCACACACTAATTTTTATTTCTCTGGGCAAAACAGTACGCCAGCTGTAAACGATACATTTTACTTTGACAGTGCGGGACAGATATTGTTGCCTGCAGGAATATATCATTCACCAACAACATCTTCTGCGCTTACAATTAATTCATCAGGAGTTTTAACCTCTATATTTGCTTGTTCAGCTCCAGCAGCCAAAACAACAACAACAACTACAGCTGCAACAACTACTACAAGTACTACAACCACAACTACAATAGCTGTTGCTGATTACTCTTGTGGTGATGGATACAGACAAGTAAATACTAGTAATAACTCATATGGAAATTACCCTTCAGTGTCAGTGTCTTCATCTGACCCAACTGGGAACACTTTTTATTGGGAAGCATTGGATCGACCAAACAGATTTAATGTATATGAAAACGGAAGCCTTTTAGCTACTTCTGGGTGGGTAGGTAATGCTAATTATTTTGGTCCTTGGGGATCTTCATTAAGCACGTCTTCTACTGGAACATTTAATTTTAACTGGACAGCTGGATCTACAAATAGAGAGGTAAGAGTTGAATTTGGAGGATCAGACCCAGCTAATCAAATAGGAGATGGTGCTAATTGGCAAATTCAATGTGCAGCACCTACCACCACAACAACAACAACTACGCAATCACAACCAGCATTATGGTTGTTGCAAGGGTGTGACACAGGGCAAGGTAGTCAAACAATACCATACGACTCTAATTTAGACGTGGGAGTAGTAATTCTAGCTAGTGATGCTCAGTGTTACACCGTAATGTCTACACTATCGTTTGGGCAGCCAACTCTGTCATGGGTTAGCGAATTCACAAATTGTAACGAATGTAATCCAAATCAGGATTTTTAATGAAATTAATTAAAATCAAATATAATGTTAGTAGAGATTCCAAACTTCTTGTCAGACGAAGAGTGTGACAAGCTAATAGAAAGAATAGACGAGTCCAGCGTTAGGTCTAGTGTGGCTGGATCTGGAGCTAATCAATCAAAATATGATTCTGCCAGAACATCTTCAACCTCTAATTTAGGTAAAGAAGAGCTCGCTGTATTAATTCAAACAAGAATATCGAAAGAACTTAACATAGATATTGTAAGAGGAGAGGATTTGCAGGGACAAAAATATGAGCCTGGTCAATACTTCAGGCCTCACAATGATTTTTTTGAAGGTGATTCTTATACAAACCACTGTCTTCATTCTGGAAACAGAACTCATACTTTTATGATTTATTTGAATGATGATCTTGAGGGAGGAGAAACTAACTTCCCTAACTTAGGAACTTCTGTAAAACCTGAGAAAGGTAAGGCGGTTTGGTGGTATGATATGGTAGACGGAGAGCTTCAAAGAGACACCCTTCACGAAGGATCAGATGTTATTTCTGGGACTAAATACATAGTCACTTCGTGGTGGAGAGAAAGACCATGGAACAACGCTCTTGACACTCAACTAGCTTCAGTTCATCATCGAAACACAGAAAAATCGAGTAAGCAGTTTTCTAATTGGCAAGATTTACCAAAAATAGACCCCGTAGGATTTAAGGTTGTGAAGGTTCCAGACGAAGCTTGGAGTATTATACAGGAATTGTATGCTGAAGTAAAAGAGATTAGAGTTGAAGAGAAATTCGATGGAAAAGAGTCTATAATTCCAGGAGAAGGAATAACAAGCTATATAATGGACATTAATAGTGTGCCAGATAAAAGGCATATACTACATAACATGTTACTGCCTTTACACCAAGAATTTGCAAAGGAACCAATAGATCCAACTTTCATATACGGAATAAGATCATACATGAGGGGTGCTGCACTTCAGTTTCATCGAGATAGAATAGCCACCCACCACATATCTTCAATAATTATCGTGGATAAAGACTTGGCTTGCGGATGCGTCAATAAGCCAGAATCAGACGATTGGGGACTAGACATTCAATCTCATGACGGAAGCTGGCACAACGTAACTGCTGAAGTCGGAGAGATGATCCTTTATGAGTCCGCTACTTGTCAGCATGGTAGAAATACAATATTTCAGGGAACAGCCTTTAACAACATGTTTGTTCATTATAAGCTAAAGGACTGGGAGTATGTCGGAAACTAAATACATTTCGTTTGATCCATGGTGGGGAGGATACTCTAATATCAGGATGACATATGAAATAGTAGCTGCGATCTCAATAGTAACAGGAAGAAAACTTATAATACCACCTAAAATTTACTGTTTGTTTCTGTCTGAATGGGAAGATAAAACCTCTTGGTTTGATATGTTTTCTACTCTAGATAAAGATCTTTTCTATAAGACTTTTGACTGCATAGACTATTACGATGTTCCAGAGTATGCTGCTTTAGAAAATGACATTCAATATTTTGAAAACGTATCTAGTATAGCTAAGGTAATTACTTTTGATGGAGATGAAGATAAGTTTGGGCCAATGAGGGGGCCAGACATAAATCATTTCTTTTACTGCGGAATAGAGGATCAAAACGAATTTAACGCCTTTTCTCAGGGCAGAAATGCAATTGACTTGGATACTGATGACAAGTTTATTCATTTTCCAAGAAATTTATTTGGGCATTATTATTATCATGTTTATGGTAAAAACAGCGTAATTCGAAATAAGGTAACTCATAAGATAAATACTGGAATACAGTACAAAAAGAAGTACTTCTACATAGCTAAACAAATAGCTGAAGAACTTGGTGGCAATTTTGATTCATTGCACATAAGAAGAAACGATTTTCTTCAAACAAGAAAGGATCATTCGGAGAGCCAGACTCAAAATCTATTGACAGATATTGAGGGTAGAATTAGAACTAATGTTCCAATATATGTCGCTACAGACGAAAAAGATAAAAACGTTTTTGCAGACCTGGCAGACAAATACGATATACGCTTTCTTAGCGACTTTAATTTGGGGCTTGAGAGCCACGAATCCTTGATGGTTGATCAAATAGTGTGCTCAATAGGAGAAACGTTCTTAGGAAGCTTCTTATCCACCTTTTCGGACTACATAAACATACTTAGAGGTCAGTCTGGTAGAAAAGACATGCACAGAGAGGGTACAAACTTTAATAGAGGCGTCTTGAATTACGATCTTTTCCCTTGGCAACACGAGCCTTGGAGCTGGGACAAAACGTGGGATTATCATTGGAAGTATGAAAAAGATGGATTTAATATTGGGGCGTATGGGTCTCACAATGCCTCGCTTTGCATTTCTAAAGGAGGGGATGTATTAGAGGCTGTAGAGGTAGAAAGATGGACCAACATTAAAAACGCTGCATTTTGCTGTCATTTTCCGCTGGAAAACCCAAAAGAGGTCTTATCGGAAATAATAGATTACTTCAGAGAAAAGCATGGAGCTTATAGATACGATAATTGTATACATAACAGCATGACTGTTGACCCAGACCTTATAGATGCTATACCAGCAGACAATTTTATTTGGATGTCTCATCATAAGGCCCATGCATACAATTCTATTTATCAAAAAGAATTCGATAAGTCTCTTATAGTAACTTTCGACGGAGGATCCGATGAGGGTCATTTTAATATATGGCTGGCTGAAGGGAAGGATTTAAGTAAGATACATTCAACTACTCAGGATATATGCGTTCCTTATGCTGCTGTCGGACATTATTTGTCTCCCATAAAGAAAGAAAATAACTGGTGGTGGGGCAATCTTGTTTACGCAGGAAAAGCAATGGGCCTTTCGGGGTATGGACGTTTTGATGAAGGTATTTTTGATAAAATGTATTCTTACTACAAGCTACAGCAAACTGATTGCGCCAATAAAGCTCACGAAAACTTTCAAAAAATATTTAAAATCGACGGAGAAACAAGGATAAGTAGGGAGTTGTCTGAAGACTTTGCTTACGTCAATCAATATGTGTTTGAAACTATTTTTAGGGAAATAGTATCGCCATACGTCAGCATGTACCCAGAGCATCAGCTTGTTTTTTCTGGAGGCGGGGCTATGAATATAATAAACAACACTATTTGGGATGCTTACGTAACTCCTAATCCAGATGACAGGGGTCTTTCTTTTGGATTGCTGGCTGGAACAATAAACCCAAAGATCACAGATACTACTTACTTAGGTTCGTACCCTTATGACGACATAGGAGATACTGAGGATATATCTATGGACGATTTGATACAATCCTTGGATGACGGTAATATTATAGGAATGATACATGGCAGATCCGAATACGGAGCCAGAGCTCTAGGAAGAAGAAGCATAATCTGTATGCCTAGGGAAGGAATGAAAGATAAGTTAAATAATCAAGTCAAGCACAGAGAGTACTTCAGGCCATTTGCTCCTATATGTAGAGATGTGGATGCAGATACTTATTTTAGCTCTATACCTTCAAATTTAAAGCACATGACGCATAACGCAGAATGTTCTGATAAAGACTTAGCTTCTATTATACATGAAGATGGGACGTCAAGACTACAAATAGTGTCAG